GCAGAGAAATTGGGACGGGAAACCGTCAACAATGTCTAGATTTCCCGTGCCACGAGAAATGCCGTTATGAGCCCACGGCAGGGTCCAATATTTTAACTTTTAAAAGAAATAGAGAAAGAAATATATACAAGTAGATACACGCCACCTACGAAGGCACAGAATAGACTCTGCAGTCACACAGTACAAACCCTGTGTTGGTTTAGAGAGGAAAAAGAAATAGGGAAAAGAATTACTCAGGGGTCCCATACGCCAGCTGATAATTAAAATAAGGTCGCAAATTAGTAGAACCGGAGGCAAAAGTAAACTTGCCTGGGGCTATTTGCCAACCAAATGAAAAATCATCAGCAGCAGTAACTTGGGTGTAAAAATCTGCTTGACAAACCAATGAGGAAACAGGAACACTGAGATAGGCTGATATAACCAAACGAGTGGGACCGGCATAAATCTGATGAGTATCTTCAGAGAGACGAGGAGTGTACAAAAACGGGGTAGGACACATATAAGGAACATCAACATTAAAAACCTCAGAATTATCATAAGTGGAATATGATGGAGTTCCATAAAGCTGTATAGGACTAGCAGTAGGACCGTTTTGAAAACCCTCCAGGTGAACAGAACGCCAAATGACATTAAAAGAAACGGGCTCTGGAGCGTTGTCAAACACAGTGTAATGAAAACGTGCTCTCATACCACCAGTCCAAAAAGCAAAACTGGGCAATATGGCATTAAAGAAAGTATTCCACTTCATTGCACGAAAATCCAAGAACCAAATAGCTTCGTGACCAGAGTAGGTGTCAATACCCTTATTCTCAAAACGAGGTCGTCTCATGTGATGCAACAACAAACGCAAGTTACCAATATCTTCTCCAATACACATCATCTTACCTAAGTTAGTCATCTTCGAGGGTGTGGAAGTGGATTCTGGGGAGGGGGACTCATCAACCGAATCATCATAAGGACCACTTTGAGCCTCCCACTCACCTTCTTGCTCCTTCATCTCACGCTTCTGAATCTCAGCGAGATTGCGACCATGCCGAGAAAGGGAATCAGGTGGAGCGACATCACGAGGAACAGGAGTGACGCCGGAATAACAACCAGGACGAGCAAATTGAATATTAGTGGAAGAAGTATAAATATTAAAGTTTATGGAAGTAGGAGCAGTACCATCAGCAACAATGAGAGGAGAAAGAACACGAAAATAGATGACACCAGCAGGAGAAGCAGAAGAACAATTTAAAAATTGAGGAACAACGAGGCGCGTCACATTCCAAGTAAGGGGTTCATTTTGAGGACAAGTAAGTTGTACGGCATTGGAAAGCTTCAAATTCCAAATAACACGCTTGAGGAGTGCAAAATCATTCTCACCAGAAGGATCATCATCAGCAATTCCACCATTCCACGAAATCTCAATTTCACCAGATTGAAAAGCATTCTTGTCTGTCGAAACAAAAAGGTAAGTATCACCTCTCCACAACTGAAACATAGAAGCAACAAGAGCAAGGGGGTTGAAGTAAGCATCGGTAGAATTGATGAAATAAGGAATAAAAGGAGAAACCTGGAACTTATAAAGGATAGTATTGGCAACATTTGATGTAGTCATGGTGAACTGGCCTATTAATCCCCTTCTAGAACAAAAATAATTAATATCCAGCTCATCCGCATCAACTCCAAAGACTCCCTGTGGCAAGACAATTTTCTGAGTAGCAATGGAAGCCAGTTTTATGCAAGTAGTCTCGGCTACAAGATTAGCCTGGTAAGCAGCATCTCTTTGAGTCATAAAATTAGTATTTGCAGCATGTGAAGGCATGCTAAGGCCAATAGCAAGAGCAATCTTGGAACCAAAAACGAGAGTGTCAACAACAGTACCCCCATAAGTACGAACATAAGCTCCAAACTTCTTAACCATCTTGGACAATGGATCAGAAAGAATAGCCTCATCACCAGGAGCGGGGGTAAGCGAAGCGGGACGGGAGGCTGCCGCAGCAACAATCTTCTCATAAGTATTTGGTTTCTTCTTTTCGGACTTTTTAGGAGGAGGAGCCTGAGCAACAAGACCACCAACAGCAGAGGGAATACGAAGGGCAACATCTTCCAACCAACAATAGACAGCGACAGGGACAGAAGTAGCAACGACCTGGTTAAGAGGATTCAAAACCATCAAGGAAATAATACAAAAATCGAAATTAAGAAGACCAGGAGAATCAGCATCATACGCCGTGGTAAACAACCAACCATTAGGAGAGAGGAAATTGACCTTCATTGTAAGACAACTACCAGCACTAGGAGAAAGTTCTTCACTCATATCAGAGGTAGCTTCAATGACAGAAGAAGGCATGGGACCAACAGGACGAACGCAAGCAAGCAGCTTTCCACAAGCATAAGGGGATGGGGTAATACGAAACTGAACACAAAAAGTACACCTAAGAGCAGCAAAACCGTATAACTTTGTACGAGCAGAAATATTGTTGTTGAAGAAAGAGGAAGGACCATTGATACGAGCAACCTCATAAGATTGAGCATTTGAGTTGAGCCAATTAAAGGTGCCGACTCTAAAAGGACGTCCAAATATATCACCAGGTGCGTGATCTTGTGTATCAATCCCTTCAAAGGGCAAAGAAGTTCCATGACCAGAAACAGCATCAAATTCTTCATGACCATTGCAATCAGCCAAAACAGTATCCTCAGAAGCACCACTCTGCGCTTCAAACGAATAATCCATAACAATATCAGAAAAACTCAAAGCCTGAGCTTCAAATTCAAATTTACACTTATGAGCAAACGTAATCTCTGGATTGAGAATAATCTTCTTATTAACAATCTTCATAGCATAATTTGCAAAATCTTCCATTGAAAAACAATCATCAACAAAACGATCACCAAAAATGGGGGAAAGAATTTCCTTACCTTTTGTAACAACAATACAACCGGGAGAGTGCCGCTGCCAATAACGCAACTCAAAAAGGAAGGAGACAACTTGTGAGGGGAGATTCAAAACAGCATTCTTGTAATCAGTAAAGGCTAATGACTTAAGGAGACGATCAGAACATAAAACACCATAGATGCAAGATTGGTCAACAGAGGAAGCAAAATGACGAGAGAGAAACTTATACTCAGAGATCGTACCAGACATAGGATCCCAACGCTCATAATAAGATAAGGGATGATCCTTAACATCAGAAGTAACAACAAAACCTTGGACCTTGATGCGAGCGATAACTGCATCAAGGTCTAGCTTACTACGAGTAGCGATGAGAGAATCGTCACCTAAGAAAACCATCTTGACCTCTTCCCAAAAAGAACACAATGGAACACCAGCAACGAGGAAAGCGTCAACCCAGATCAACATCTGACCAATAATATTGATGATCGTAGTAAGGAAAGAACCTGATGGATGCATAATACCAAATTGAGCAACTTCACCACCAACAAACGCTTTAAAATTGAACAAACGTTTGAGGAGCCTGTAACGCATAAAATTATCACGATCAAGTGGAGGAAGGTCAGGATCAACAACACGAGTAATAGGATCTGTATTAGGATAAAAGGAAAGAATAACACGAGCAACCAACTTCATGAAACGGGGCGTAAAACTCTGATCGAATCCAGAAAAATCAGCAGCAAGAATATTTGAATGAGAAAGATGTTCATGAATAGCACCAAAATCTTCTTGACTAAGGCCAAGAGCACTACAAACGGCTAGGTTACGTTTAGTGAACAATCTGGAAAGATCAATGAAGTACTTACGATCCAAAAAGAACTCATGTATAGGACTAACAGTAAACACACGGGTAGCGGCAAGCTCAACTTTCTCAACTGGACGAGGCTCATCCTTAAGTGAAGCAACGCAAGCAGCATCAAGAACTTCAAAATCTTCAAAACTACGGGTGTTCCAATCGGGTGGACACAACTTATCTTCACACTGATACAAAAACATAAGAAAATCTCTCTTCAACGTGCCATCAGAATCGAAAGCTATAGCTTTGGTAGAACCTATAAGATCAAAAGGTTTGCCAGATGAAGCTGTTTTATCAATGGCAGAAAGATCACACTCAGAACCAACTATTGCGGGGTAATCAAGAATAACGGGGGGGGGAGAAAAGTTAGCAGACTTCAATTTAGCAGAGACAACAAAAAGGGGGATAGACATATCAGGACAATCAGCCTGTGCCACTCGAGCATTAGCAATCTTTTGGACATTTCGGACCAAAGGATCAACTCCATTAACAGCAGACATGCGAGCCAACGCGTATTTTTCATCTGAAAGATCGGGGAAAATAGAATACGCAACACTACCAACGGGAGGATGAACAGGATTGAAAGCTGAAATGGCAGATGGAACACCTAAGACAGAACACAGACCAGTAGGGGATGATGGTCCATTCTCGACAGGAAAACCCGTACCAATAGAGGAAGATTTGATACGGTCAACAACTGGGCGTGTGAACAGAGTCATGGCTGAAACTGAGGATTCAGAATTCTTCTTCCCGGCAACATGCAACCCGAGAATGCACCTTTCCAACCCAGAAGGGTACAAATAAACACCACCACAATCACCTTTGAAACCGAGTCTATCTGCAAGTCGAGCTGAATCAGGGGCAACAGAAAAAGTCTGTCCTGCATAGACATAAGAAGGAGCAGCACGAGGAGTCCAGAAAGCACACTCAGTAGAAGACAACGCACCAGATGAAGATCTATGAAGAAAAATAGCAGCGCCAGCAGGTAAATCAGGATGATCATTATTGACAAATTTGGAATGAAGTGTCTTACCGCAAACGAAACGAACCTTCGGGACAACATCGGTATAAAGATAAACTGAAGCCAGATCATCACCTATCACTTCATACTCCATAGAAGTTTCACCGAATGTGTTCTTAGTTAACTTCACAATATGGTCAGCAGAACGGAGATAAGCACCACACCTCATTATCAATTGGGCGACGTGAACAGGAGTAACAAAATGAGTTTCATCAACAACAAGAACATTTCCAAGAAGATTTTCAGCACCGTCTACGACTGCATAGATGTTATTAGAAATAGGATGGATTTGATCTTTAAAGCGAGGAGGGACAAGAACTTCTGAAAGAGGAATAGCTTGGGGCTTATATGTAGCAGCTTCGTACAACTTATAATGACCAGCCGCGGATCGTATGAGAACAAACTTAACACCATTGACTGTCACAATCGGATTGGCTTGCGCGGTGAACGTGAAACAACCCTCATCATCATCATAAACGAACCCAGGAAGGGTTTCGGTAACCTTCGTATAAGCAAAATCAGCAGCAGCAGCAACTTTGTTGTAAATACCAGAAACAATGACTCGTGTAGCGTAATGAACTGCAACTGTGAATGTGATGCCAAGGAGAAGAGCACCAAAAATGGCATATGGATCTTGAAGAGGGGAATATGCAAAGGTGTACCATTGTTTCATGAATACAGGAGCGGCATAATACAGATCATCAGGAAGCAACTTCAAACGACCAAACGTGACGGGAGCGGTTACACTAAAGAAAAGAGGTTCCTTAGCATTCAATTTAGACGACCACCTCCTCCAAGTTTCGGGGGTAAAAACAACTTTTTCCGCGGGACGAAGCTTCCACAAACAAGAAGAATCACAACCTTCATACAGCTCGTCAGTCATACGCGCAACAGCAACAGCATTACAAGAAAGCTTAAGAGAACCATAAGCTTCTACCCAACCTGAAGTTCCACAAGCAGCAAGAGCTGGAGCATTTTGTCGAACACACACTTCAGCATGATGAGTGAACATACCTTTACACCAACAAGCTTTACCCAAATAAGCAGCAGGTAGATCGCAATCACACTTCTTTGGAGGGGAAGAATTTTCAGAAGAAGGAACACACTCAGGGGGAAGGAAATCAACAGTTAAGGGAGTAGACCAACCTTCAGGCTTAACATAAGGTACAGCTCCAACATAATCACAAGCACTCTCACGACTAGTAAAATAACCAAGATCAAGATCATCAGGAAGAATTTCATTGGCTTGTGCAAGCATGTAACTGATGTCATCATCATAAACGGCAGCTTCCGGAGACGAATAAGTTAAGCAAGCCTTGTAATGTGAATAAGCAAATTTACACAAACCACGCCAAGAAAAGGAACCATCGGGATTGTTGCCAACGACACGATTGTTGTCAGTACCAAAAATGATAAACCTATAAAGAACCTCAGGATCAACACGGTTGGACAAATCAATTTTTACTCCATTGAGAGTAATACAACCAGCAGCTACATTATGAACATAGGGCTTATTGACAATAGGTTTAACGATGTAAGTAAGACGACGACGAACAGCTTCAGGTTTGTGAACAGACCTAACTACAGCATTGAGGACATCAGGAGTAAAAGAGCCATTTTGGAAAAATTCAACATTCGTAGCACCGATAACTAAATTACAATTGCCTTTTCTACCCTTATCTTCAACGGCAGCCATATTCAAATTCATCGGGTAGGCAGTGATAAGAGTGAACAAAAGAGCAATATCTTGGGAAGGATCATTCACAGAATCAATAGCTTGGCACCAATCATCAAAACAGAAGATATCCTGTTGAATATAACCTGACAAGTACTTATCCATGGTCTGAACAGCATAGATATAATCTTCAGGAATGCGGGTAGCTGGCTCTTTAAAATCACGAATACGACAAGCAGCACACAACGTAGCCAACCACTTTGCGATGAGGGATTTACCAAGACCAGGCTCACCAGCCAGCATAAAAAGAGCAGGTTCCTTGCGAGCGGTGGCAGAAGCAGCGTATTTATGTTCATTCATAAACTTAACAGCACAGGCACAATAAGACATAATACGAGGACGATCTTCGGCAAACCGACACGCTTCTTTAAGATAGAGACCATAATAATACTTAAGGATAGAAATATCAGAAGGGACAACAACAGGGGAGGTAGCGATATGAACGTACTGATCAACAAAATCCATGGTACCAGGAAACAACAAACGCCAACGATCAAATTCTTGCTTGTTAGGCTCGCCACCCAAAACATAATCAGAAAAGGTATTAAAAAGACTAGACAAACCTAATCTATCAGCAGCGGTGGCGAGAGATCCAGCTCGCTCAAAAACTCGACAACAAACATCAGCATCAATAGTGGTAGGAGCACCCATTTTCTTGCCAACAATTGCCATAACAGAAGCAAGAAGCATACTCAAGATAAACATAGGAGATTTTTCGGCCTGAGCCTGCCAATCGATCTCAAATAAGCCTTTAAAAACATCAATTCCTTCCAGAATAAGGGCAGCATCCCAGGCGAGTTCAAGAACCAAAGCAGAAACAGGATACTCCATCCAAAAACGAACGACAGTCTTAATGAAAGATTGAAAAGCAGCATGTGAGAAAACATACATGATTGTGTCATACACAGCATCTTTGAAAGCCGCAATCTTCTCTTTCACATAATCGACGCAAACATTTACAAAGAAATCAAGGACGCTCTTTACACCGGTTTGGATAATCTCAAGTAACTTTCTCTTCACATGAGCAATAAAGTCAGCAACTGGACCAATAGCATTGCCAACCCATGTTGTAATGGCGTTGAAAAAGAATGTTAAGCGCTCAAAAATAGTGTCCATAAAACCCTGAGCTTCAAATTGACACTGTGGTAAAGAGGAAATGAACTTCTCGAAACCTGTTACATAATCAAAAACAGGCTTCCGATCTTCTTGCGAAAGGAGAACACCGACAGTACGCCAAGCAGCCCAATGGTAAACAACAGAATTGATGTCCTGTGGATCATAACAAGGAAGGCTAGTAAAGAAACGAGTGAAAGAAGGTAACTGGACTTCAATTCCTAAAAGAAACTTGGAATTACTTACATGATCAAGAAATAAAGTATGAACAGAACTAGGGTGAACCTCACGATAATTAGAATTGTGTGGAACGAGAGAAGAAGCTTGAGACAAAAGGACATAATAGGCAGATTGAGGAACGCCAACAGGAGTGGACCAATGGTCAGTATCACAAATCCAGCAGTGCATAGTGCCAGGAAGAGGTTCATGGTGAGACAAAGAAGGAGAAACAACTGAAACAGGATCATTGTTATCACCGCCGCTTTGACACTCAAATAAATCACGCTCAAGAATATGATCAAGAAAAGAATCGGGAACAGAAGAAGTTGGTACTGTAATAGGAAAATCAGAAAAACCAACACAATCAACAGGAACAAAGTTAACAGGAACGAAAGAATCTTGGCCAGAACCAACAGGAGCAGTAGAAATGAATATAAAGGCAGCAGATCTAAAATAATCATCATCAGAAACCGAAACAGTGACATCTCGATAATCAGAACAGAGATCGTCACAACAATTAAGGGGAGCTATATGAACAGGAGAAAAAGATAAATCAATGTCTTTTGGAACAGAGAGAGAAAAAGAATCAGAGTCAAATTGGGAGACATCTTGCCTAAATTCAAGATCATGATGAGTAGGCAAGAAACGAGTACGGACTGGAATAGGTTGGTGAGGAAGATCGAGGTCATCCAAATATTCATTATAGCGAACTTTCTCACGCTTAAAATCGGGTTTAACATCACGATGTTTGATCTTGTCTTCGATACAAGACCCTCTAGGGAAACGGAACTCAACACCGGAACGTGTAACAGTGGGAACAGACTCAATAAACTTATCTTCAATAGGGCAGATAGGTTTAACAGAACAAGGAACAGGAGAAGGAAGAACAACGTTCTGGACAGATTCACCAAAGCGTTTCTTTGAACGTCTAAAAGAACGCTTGGTTTTGGGGACAGAAAAAGAAACAATTTTATTTTGAGAGATATTCATAGTAGGGAGGTCGGGACGCGACAAACAAGCTGCGACTAGGAGGTAAACTTGGAATTCATCTTAGAAGGTTATCCCTTCATTGACCCACAATAGGGCAGAATCCAACCGAAATTTTTCGTATCCTAATCTATGTAAAGGAAGGGGAAAAGCAAGCAGCAAATTAATGCACATCTTGCGCAGTATCGGATGTAAACTGCTGGCACGGGAACTGGATAAACCACCACATCGTGCAGAACAAAATGCCACTACATCGCAACAAGTACGGAATGTGGACTTTGGGGAGTCATGGAGAAAGAAAGAATAATATATATACAGAATCACTTTACTCAGAATAATTCTCCATAACAATTAATGAATGTATT